GTCGGGCTCCTCGCCTTCGTCCGGCGGCTCGGCTGGTTCCGCCGCGATGGTATCGCCCGTCTCGGTCTGCTCGGTTGGGTCATTCGATCCGGCTCGCCCCGGCAACCCAAACGGACCCATCGCCTGGGTTGTAAACTCGTCGCCGCCCTTGACCGAGTCATAATCAAGCTCGGCACGCGCCTCGTTCTGCGTGATGATGCCGGACCCGTACAGGTTCGACACCCGCAGCGCGGCCGATTCGTAGTCCTTCGTCACCACCTCGTCAAAGCACACATAGAGCCCGTCGTCGCCGAACATCGGCACAAGCCGTTGATTCAACACGTCCTCAATCCGGCGGCAACGCGGCAACAGGCAGAACTCTTGGAACTGCGGGGTCGCCGCCTTGGCCGATGCGAGCGCCGCCGAGTCGAGCTTGAGCAGCGACACCGGAATGTCGAAGCAGTTGGCGATGGCGTTCAGCACCATCTCCTCGGACGACAGGAACGCGACCTCACGCTCGGTCATGCTGTTTGACTTGGCTTCAATATCGCCGGTCAGCACGATCGTCCGGCCCGCGTTCTGGGTGCCCGCGAACTTCCGATTCAACTGGTCCTCAAGCTGCTGCCTCTGCTCAATCCCCATCGTTTTGCCGACCACGATCAGGCCGGGTTGTGCCCCGTTGTCGAGCATCGTGAGGCGGAACTGACTGAACGCCACCGACAAGTCCTGATCGTCGATGCACTTGGCAAGGTCGCCGAAGCCCGAATACGGATCGCCCTGCGGATTGGTCTGGATGAACGAGATGATCTCCTCGGCCGGGATGGTCCGCTCGTTCTCCTGACCGCGACCGTATACATAGGCGTCAACCACAACATCACGGCTCGGAATGGGCCGGACGTACTGTGGCGGTAGCGGCCATAGTTCAGCGGGGAATCCGTCCGATCCCGCGACCGCGTGCCAGTAGGCGCGGCCGGTCAGTCCAATGTCAAACTGCGTCCGTTCCTTGAGAACGTAGCCGTTCATCAGCGGGTTCACGGTGTCGAGAAGCATCAGCAGCGGGAACAGAGGATCGGTAATCTCCTCCACATCCTCGAAGCTGTCGAGAGCCTTGCGGGCGAACATTCCGGCGCGTGCCTTTTGGCGAAGTATCTCGCGGCGCTTCACTTCCCGCGTGTCCCACCACGACTTCCGGCTTGAGGTCTTGCGGCGGTAGACGCGGAGCGGGGTTGACGCTACGCCGGTTGCCTGACGCGACGATGCGACCGCGACCCACTTGTAGAACCTGCGCACGAGGTCCGCGGCCTCAACCTGCCGGTACCGTGACATCTGGCTGCCGGTTTCGTGGGTGCGAACCGTGGACGCCGCGTAGTCGGCAAGCCCTGGGCTGTCATTGACGAGAGCCTTCCACGCCGCAGAGATTCGATTGCTGAGCTTAGCCATCAGCGGTCCTCAGCAAAGTGTTGGGTGCATAGTCGTGTCCTGTACCCCTACTCTACCGCTTGCGGGGCCGCAACGCCACTACGCGATCTGTAGCGTTTCCGTATGTTAGTCAACGCCCGTGCCATAGCCGCGCGGTTCCCGTCGTTGGCAAACTGCTCAACGAACAGCCCGACCCACACACGCTCGACACTTCCCCAAGCCGCCGACGCCACCCACGGTGCCACGCCATCAACGTCGTCTGGGCACGCATCCATCAGGTCCGCCCTGCCGTAGTCTCGCCTCACGCCACCATCCATGACACGCTTACGCACCGGCCTACCTCCCGTCTTGAGTCGGCAATCCACCGTGCAGAACCTTTGATTCGGCCACGTCGGCGCGAACTTCGACCCGCATTGGCAGGTCTTGGATGCTCGCGGGTTGTTGGCCTTCTTGTGCGAGTCGATCCGGCAGGCGTCGGAGCAGAACCGGGCACGGTTGCTCGTGGTCGTGAACTTGCTGCCGCAAAGCTCGCAGGACAGGTGACGGACGGGGCGGGCCGGCGTGCCTCCGGTCATGCTCCACGTCACGGCTGAGGCGGTTGGGGTGTTCATGCCTTGCCCTTGCTTTGCACCACCAACACCGGATGCTGTTCCAGCCACTCATCAAGGTCGTGCGCGTAGGCGGGACGGACGGGATGCGGGCCGCTGATCGGCTTGCGTTCCTTATCCACCACGGCCAGTTGCACCGGGCAGGCGTCCCACCGGGCGCGGGTGTTGGGGGTTGCTTCCCATCGCGGGTTGTTGAGTTCGTGTTCGCTCATCGCCTGTACCTCTCCGCCGAAGACACCCGGCCATTGCCCCCGCCACGCTCCCAGCCCCAATCCAAGTTCTGTCGCTTGTCCACGATGATCTCTTTCACGCCCCGCTCGTCCGTCGCCGGTGGCTTGCCGCCCATGCTCACGATACCGGCGGACACCGGAACGTGCCCGCGTGCCTTCTCAACCGCCAAGGCCAACGCGCACACGCAGTCATCGTGAAACCCCTCTGGTGCCGAGTAGTACACCCGGTCCCGCTCGGTATCGTACTCGAAGTTCTCAAGCTCCGACCTGATCAAACCGTCAGGAAAGCCCAGCGTGCGGGACTGAATACGAACCGCCAGCCCCTCCATGATCTGCTGCTTGCTGCTGTTCGTGAACTTGAAGCCGTCGATGCTGGGGCACTTGCGTTGCAGCCCCTCGACCACGGGATCTCCGACGCCCGTTGAGTCGATCAGGGTCGGGCGCGTTCCCACGATGCTCAGGATTCGCTCGCTTGTCCGGTCCCAAGGCTCGTGCTGCCAACGCTCGAACACGGATACCCGGCAGTCCTCGTCCAGACCGATCATCACGGTCCAGTCAACCGACTTCGCCAGGTCCACGCCGTAGACCTTCGCCGGCTTGCGGCTCATCTCGGATACGCACGCGGCTATATGCCCAAGCCCGAACGGGTTGCCTCCGTCCTCGGAGGGTTCGTTGTAGAACAGTTCCCGGAAGATGTGGGCGGGCAGGACGGCCTCGCGTTCGTCCAGAACTGATTGCTTGATGATCCCCGCCTTGACCGCATCCTTGGCGTTGATGCTGGCGAAGTGCCACGACGGGAGGCTACCGGCCTCGACCTTGCGGGCCAGCCGATACGCCCAGTTCTTACGCCCCCGCACGTTGCCGATCACCCGCACCTTGCCATCCGTCGCCGTCAGCGTCGATTGCAGGGCGTTCCACGATGCCTCACGCCCACGGCTGGCCTCATCGTAGATCGCCGCGTAAACGTCCTCGCCGTACAGGTTGTCGGGCTTCTCGGCGGTCTTGAACCGGATCGTCGCACCGTTGGCGAGCTTGATCGCCCGCTCGGTATCGTTGGACTTCCAGATTGACTTGGTGGGGTCCGTCTGGTGGAGCGTGTTCTTCATGCGGTCGTAGGCGATGCGGGCCTGATCGTGGACGGGCGCGATCCACCAGAACTCTCGGCCTAGCTGGCCCTCGCGGAGTGCTTCGGCGAGCAGCCACAAGAGACAACCAAACGTCTTCCCAGCCTTTGAGGAGGCCTCGATAATCGCCGAGCGATGGTCACAGAAGATCGCGTCCTTCTGGTACTGGGCCACGTCGGGGAGGTTGACGGTGTGGGTCATTAGTCGGGCTCAGGCACGCCAAAGTATTCCCTAGCGTCCATTAGGTAGCAATGCGCTTGCTCTAAGGCGTATTCCATTTCCAGTTGCACGGGCTCCGGCCTTTGCTCCACCGCCATCTGTATGTCGTACCCCTCACGGATGATGGCCGCGATGATGGCACAAACAACGTAGTCAGGCATTAGCTCTCCCCAATCACCCGCGGCGGCGGGACCGTGAAGTGGATGTGAACATTCCCAGCGGCGGGCTTGTCCGCCTCCTGCTCCGCGTGGTCGTCCTTCTGGTTCTGGCCCTCAATCATGGCGAGCGTCGTAGCGATCTTCATGCGGACCTGGACCCGCAGGCCCGGCTCGTCGATGCTCTCGACCTCATCCATCGCAATGTTGATCTGCTGGACACACCGATCCTTGATCGCCTCCGTCACGCCCCGCCAACGTCGCGGAGAACGAGTGATGTACGAGCGGACCATGCCGCGGTCCTTCTCGGTTGTCAGGTCGAGGGCGGCCCCTCCCGGTGCGTTCGCGTCCATAGTGGATTCTACCCGCCGATCCTCACGTTGATAATCGCGTTTTGGACGGTACGATCAGTCTTTGTTGCGTGAGGATTGGTTCAACGGTTCCTGAACGCCATGCGGCTGGGGTCGGACTGCCCGCGACTCCGTGAGCCCGTGTCGCCCTGATTCTGATACGCCCCGAAGTAGCCTTGGTATGTGCCGTCGATGCCCGCGATGGGCACGATGGCGGTCGTCGCCCGCTTGTCGCCGTACAGGGCCGAGGCTGGCCTGACACGAAGGTTGGAATCGGACACAAACGGATTGGCGGACAGGACGTTGTTTGCCACAGACCCAGCCGTGTCATAGGTCGAGAACCACGTCGCGGCGTTGACCGTGGCGATCTGGGCGTAACGCGAGTTGGCGTTGTCGATGTTGTAGTACACGCAGTCGAGAATGGGGTTACCCGCGAGCGCCGTAGCCGAATCCCGCATGTAGAGGCAGTAAGCGGCTCCGGTACTCTTGTGAGCGAAGATGCAACCGATGGCCTCAAAGTATTTCACGCTTTCGGTCGCACAATCGAAGAACCCGCAGAACTGGCCGGTAAGTACGCCGGTGTTATAGAACGTGCAGTTCTTGAAGTACAACCGCTTGGTGCCGCCGGTGGATTGCTGCCCGTTGAACATGCGAGTCTCGCCGCCCGCGTTGTCGAGGCTGGAGATGAACGTGCAAGCCTCGCACAGATAGAGGTAGTCGTTGGAGTTTGCTGCGGCGATATACATGATGCCCGCGCTACCGAAGCCAGGAGTTGCCGTCCGCGTTGTCCTGAAACGGCATCTGGTTGCCGACCAGTGGCCGGTTCCTTGACTCAGGGGTTGTACCCCGAAGTTGATGATGTCGGTGTCCACAATGCGGAGCGGGAAGGCGCTAGCGGCCGCCCGGTTGACAGTTGCAACGGCTGGAGAATTGTCGAGTTGCCACATGAACGGACCTGGCTCTGCCGAGCAGTCCACGGTGCCGCTTCTAAACTCAACATCTGCAATCGGGGTGCCCGTGTCGGCGTGCCCGTAAATGGCGATCTGCGATATGGCGTCCATCGCGGCCACTGTGTCAGATCGACCGTCAAGCACGAGATCGTCGATGCCCCAGAAGCGGGAGAGGTAGACCGAGCAGCCATTGAATCGGATGCCAACCAGTGCGCCTTCTGAGTTGTTACCGTTGGCGATGAGTGGCGTGCTGGCGTAAGCTCCACCAAAGCAGCGTATATTGTTGAAAGTGTTATTGGAGGAGTTGCCGCTGCCTCCCAGGGTGCCGATGGCGTGGGAACCCGTGGAATCTAACGTCATGTCTGAGAATGTGCAGCCGGTGGTTCCCTCGCAGCGAACGCCCCAGCCGTACTGTCCGCTGTACTTGGGCAGGGGGCCGACGTTGAATCCGCTGATCGTGCAGTTGGTACAACCGACCAACTGGAACGCGGCCGGTGTAGTTTCGACGGTGGAGTAGCCAACTTCCAAGCCTGTCACATTGGGGTTCGCGCCGCCAACGTAAATCCGAATCTCGCCCGTGACTGAGTTGTAGTGGTACTTGCCCTTGCCGCCAGACGCGGCGGCGGTGAGGTCGCCCGTGGTCGCGTATCGACGGAGGAAGCCGTAGTAGCCGCCCGTGGTGGCCGAGCGAGCGGAACCGAACCCGTAGGTCACAGCGGAAAGGGTGAGGCTGTCGGGGATCAAGTTCGAGTACACGTTGCCGCCGAGGTCGTTCCATGAACCCGCGACCAGGCGGTGCGTCAGTATCGGCGTTGATGCGCCGGGCCAAGTGGTGATCGTCTTGTTCGACAGGCCCGAGAGCGTAAACCACTGGTTCCGCCCGATGCCCTTGACGTAGAGCGTTTGTGCGCTGGCCGCGTCAAAGAGAGCGACCGCCGCCGTAGTCGTCAGCTTGGGCGTCGATTCGGTCAGTCCGTTGTTGCTGTCAGAGCCATTGGTCAGGTCGAGGTAAAACGCCATGCCCCAACACTAGCCACACGCAGGCGGGGCCGCAACTTCACTTGCCGCGGCCTTTCTTGGGGGAGCCGTCGATCACCGGCGATTCCCGCAGCAGCTTCTCGGCGACGGCCTCCTGAATCCACGCGGCCCGCGAGAGTTTGAGCGGCTTTCGCTTCTGATCGGCGCACCGACAGAGAACACGATCGAGCCTCATGTTGAACGTGACGCGGGGCGGTAGTTTTTCTCTCGGCATGGCAGTATGGTACTACAGAATCACGTCTCCGCAATGGCGGTACCACTATTCGGTATCCGTTGGTACCACTTTCGGTATTTCCCATTAGACAATCCGCGCGGAATCCTTGAGTAATGCCCTTGCGTTGCCGATGAATGTGGTACCATGTATGAGTCGGGCAACCGGACGGCAGGTTGCGGAATAAGGGAAACGACAATGCAAACGGTCAAGACAATCGAGTTCCAGGGCAAGACGGTTGAGCTGGTGAGCCATGTGACAGAGCGGCCAGCCTATGGCAAGCAGCGTGGCGAGACTGGCGAAGATGCGAGCGGCAATGTCTACTACAAGGCTCGCACGGGTCGGTGGGTCATGGCGCACCACGACACCATTCACATCGCCATGAACATCCTCAACAACGCCTGACTTTCCCAGTGGGACGCGGAGCCCTGAGCCGCGTCCCCTTCCTCGAACCAAGCGAAAGGAAACAGATGAGCATTGCAACCGCATCCGCAGACGACACCAAGGTGCTTCGGTACTGCCTTGGTGGTCACGAGTTCGTCGGACTTTGCGACTCCAAGCCCGAGCCCGAGTTTGCCCGCGGCCCGCGCCGGTGCTTTGTGGAGACGAACACCGCCGCGCACGCCTTCGGCTCGGCCAGTCCCAACATGACAGGCGTAACCGTGTATCAGCGTACCCGTCTTGGATTCAAGAAAGTCCGTCAAGCGAAAGGAACCCAATGAGAGAACCACCGTACACCGTTGAGATTGATGCCTGCGAACGCGAGGACGGCGGCACCATCCCCGATGCCTTCGTGATTGGCCTTGGCCTGCGGATTCGCTGTGCCACAAAGGGCATCGCCAACACGCTCGCCAGCTGCCTCAACACCGCCTACGCCGAGGGCCGCAAGTCGGTCGTGGGCTGTTGCCTCACCGACCTTGAGAAGCGGCTGGTGAAGGCCGACGCCGATCAGGACGCGAATGCGATGGACGCGGTCGTCAACGACGCCGGTTTGCCCGACCCGTCCGAGGACCAGGCCGAGCGAACCGCACGCAGCACGGTCGAGGCGTTGCGGCGGAACCCGATTGACCCGCATGGAGATATGACATGAAACAGTGGAAGGTTGATGGATACCAACTCGCCGGACGGACTCACTACCAGATTCTCAACGAGAACGGCGAGCAGATTTGCGGACTCGGCGATACCGATTGCCCGCACGAGGAGGCCACAGAGAACGCCCGCATCCTTGCCGCCGCCCCGGACCTCCTGGAAGCCTGCAAGCTCGCCCTCGACTACTTCACCGAGAAGTTTGGCGGCCAGCAAACGGTAACGGGCAACGCCCTCGCCGCCGCAATCGCCAAGGCAACGAAGTAACCCAACTGAAAGGAATGAACATGACCGACCACCCCAGCAAGTACTACCTGTCCGACGCCGGTATCCACAACTACGGAAGCACCGTGCCGCTGCGCCATCTCGGCACAAACGTTGACGGCCCGTTGCTCCTCCAGATGCTCAAGACGGCGTATAGCCACGGGGCCTACGACGAGGCCAAGGCGAGCCTTGATCGGATGTCACGCGCCGCGTTCCCATCCGCATACACCGACGCCGAGCATCGCAAAGGTCTGGACGCGGTGATTGACGACATGGCGACGTTGCCCGACCACGACGAGGACCAGGCCGAGCGTACCGCACGCAGCACGGTCGAGGCATTGACCAGGAACCCGCACCCCCGGATCGACGTGCAAGGCGGTGATCTGTGAACCTCATCCGCATCCCCGCCCGCTACCTGACGTGGCTGGGCCTTGGCGTCTCGGCCGGCTGGGCCGTCGCCGCAGCTTGCGGCGTGATCTCACCTTGGCTACCCGCCGCGAGCCTGATGTTTGCCGCTCTCGGCATGGTGGCGTGGCTGCTCTGTGATGCCCTTGACGACTACCCCGGCGAACACCGGAGAGGGAGGCGGCTGTGAGCCAACACCCGCAAGCCGTACCGGACAGGGCCAGGGGCGTGGTGCCCCGCTCCCCGTCGCTCGACAACGAACGCACCGACCCGGTAGACCCTGATCGGTTCCGCGAATGGGTACCGCCGCTCCACCCGCCAAAGCGGGCGAAGTACCCGGCGATTGTGCGGGAGGATCGTGAGACTTGGCCGGTTCGGTGGAATGGCGTCTGGCAAGGATGATGCACGAGGGGCATGGACGCCCCGTTTCGACTAACCCTTCGGCCCGCCTTGACGGGTGGGCCGGGGATTTACAAAGGAGGCCCCGTGTCAAAGCAGATCATCGAGTCCGTTCCGCAACCGCTGGCCGTCGCACCGGCTACGCCCGAGTCCATTCTGCAACAGGCTATTGAGGCAAAGCTTGAGCCCGCGTCTATGGAGAAGTTCTACGCGCTGTTCCGGGAGATGAAGGCCGATCAGGCGAAGGCGGCGTTCTTCAACGCAATGTCCGAGTTCCGTGGCAAGTGTTCACTCATCGCCAAGAGCAAGAAGGCCACGATCCTCACAAAGTCCGGGTCTAACTTCTCATTCGACTATGCCCCGATTGAGGAGGTCGCGGCGACGATCAACCCGGAACTGTCGCCGCTCGGCCTGTCGTTCGGGTTCGATGAGGCGCACGATGTCAACGGCGTAACCGTGACCTGTATCGTCATGCACCGCGACGGGCATGAGGTCAGGACTACGGCGTGGTGCCCATACGACACCGATGCCAAGATGAGCAAGGCCAACGCGACGACCGCGGCGTGGACCACGGCCCGGCGTAAGGCGCTCATGCAGGCGTTCGGGCTTGTTGCGGCGGATGAGAAGGATGCCGAGGCGATGATGGCTCGGCAGGCCAACAGCGGCGAAACCGTGACCGAGGAACAGGCCGCGAACCTGGAGCTGTCGGTCGAGAACGTCGGCGGGGATGTAAAGAAGTTCCTGGCGATGCTCGGCGTCGAGAAGTTCACGCTGATCCCGCTGTCGAAGTACGGGCAGGCGTTGAGCGCGATTGAGAAGAAGCGGAAGGGGGCCAAGTGAAGATCATCGACGTGGCCCAAGGCACGCCCGAGTGGAGGGCCGCACGCTGCGGCATCCCCACAGCCTCGTGCTTCGACAAGATCATCCGCCCCAGCGACGGCAAGCTATCGGCATCCGCCGATAAGTACCTCGCTCGCCTGCTCGCCGAGTGGTGGACCGGCCAGCCGATTGACGACTACGTGTCGCCGCATATGGAGCGTGGCACGGAGTTGGAGGGCGAGGCCCGAGATTGGTACTCGTGGGACAGTGGGCACGACGTTCAGCAGGTCGGGTTCTGCACGACGGACGACGGGCTCGTGGGTTGCTCGCCCGATGGGCTGGTCGAACCGGACGGCGGGCTCGAACTCAAGACGCCGGGGATCGAAACCCACATGGTATACCTGCTGGACCCCAAGAAGCTGGTCGCCGACTACAGGTGCCAGGTGCAGGGCTGTCTGATGGTCACGGGCCGCAAGTGGTGGGACTTGTGTTCCTTCTCGCCGATCCTGCCGAACGTCAGAGAACGGATCATATGTGATACGGATTTCATCGACGCAATGCGGGCGGCGGTCGATCAGTTCAACGAGCGGCTCGCGGCGGCGAAGCGGAGGTTCGCGGAGGCGAAGTCGGAGCGGGACAGGACGTTGGCGGCGGTGGCGGATTCGAGTCATTCCTTCTGACCGGCGTGTAGCCGGTCTGCTGGGCGTTTCCTGATGGGGTTTCGCCCGGCTTCCTCCTCTTTCACCTCGGCCCGGTCGCGGTACCCCGCGGCCGGACCTTTCGAGGCTTATCTAGCCCCCACGGACTGCCTTTCCCGGCAGCGTGGGGATTTCACAACAGGAGTTCCCAGCATGAGTACCAATGACGGAGGCCCAGCGTTTCCGAATCACTTGTTGGCCAACGATGACACAGTGGACGCCTCGCAGGATTTTGGGTGCGGCGGCATGTCCCTCCGCGACTACTTCGCGGGGCAGGCTTTGACGGGGCTTCTGGCCCAGCATGTCACCCCAAAGCCGGGTAACGGCGACGAATCCAAAACCTACGCCACCCTGCCGGTTTACAACGGGACGTATACCACAGAAGGCGGCCACGAGGATGAGATTCACGATGTCGCGCATCAAGCGTACTTGATCGCCGACGCCATGCTGAAAGCGAGGGCCCA